TTCCATATAGAGAAATGGTTAAAGAGTGGAATGGTTCTTTTGTACATTACACAGAGTTTGAACCTAAGCAACCACAACTTGAACCAAAACCAATGGGAGGAGATGGTGTTGCATTATTAAATGTTAGGCCAGATAGAACCGAACCTGCTACAACTGTAAGAATAGTTGATAATGGTTTTGAAACTTACGCTTCAGGATCAGGAATCATAAATGTATTTTCACCTGGACACGGTTTAACAGATTCTACAACATACAGATTTAGAGGACCTCCAACTACGTCTGCGGGAAGTTCTTTTACTTATGCTAACCCTCAAAGTTTTGATGGTATAACAGGAACTAATATTGCAAAAGCAGCTGGATATACAATAAGAACAGGAAAATACAAAGCAGATTCAGATGGATCTGGAACTGCTGGTAGAGATGCAAGAAGTGCTTATTTAACAGATAACTTTTTCTTTTTTACAGTTGACACAAATACTGCTACAACAGGTAGTATAAAAGGAGGGGGATACGGTTGTTCAGTTGGACCCGTAACCATAGAAGCATAATGAATAAAATTTGGAATTGGATAAAAAGTTTATTTGCACCTAAAGAACAAATGGATTCTCATGAAGTGATGTTACATCCTAAAGGTTTTTGTAGTGAACATAATAAATATAAACATCGTTGTCCAAAATGTAAAGAATTAGCGAGGATAGCATAATGGCTGGGATAAGTTACTCAACTTTAGTTACACAAATTAGAAATTATACTGAAACAGATTCTAATGTTTTAACTACAGATATTTTAGAAAATATAATTCTTAATTCTCAATATAGAATTATGAGAGACATACCTATTGATGCAGATAGAAAACAACAGTTAGGTAATTTTGCGGCAGGACAAGAATCTATAAATGCACCTGCAGGGTGTTTATTTATTAGAGGTATACAAGTCTATGATACTGCAGGATCTGCTATTACAGGAGCTAACAGATGGCTAGAAAAAAAAGATATGACCTATCTTCAAGAGTATCAAGATATAACAGGGACATCAGCAGCACAAGGTCAACCTAAATATTATGCTTCATTTGGCGGTGCAACTGGAGATTCAGACACTACATCAGGTAGAATATTTTTATCACCGACACCAAATACAACATATAGGTTTAGAGTTCATTACAATAAAATGCCAGCTACTTTAGAATCTGGTAATACTACTAATTATATTAGTATGAATTTTCCAAATGGGCTTTTATATTGTTGTTTATCAGAAACATATGGATTTTTAAAAGGTCCAATAGATATGTTGACACTTTACGAAAATAAATATAAACAAGAGGTACAAAAGTTTGCTAATGAGCAAGTTGGTAGAAGACGAAGAGACGACTACACAGACGGCGCAGTTAGAATACCAGTAACCTCAGCAAACCCGTAGGAGATTAAATTATGGCAATAACATCAGCAATATGTTCTAGTTTTAAACAAGAACTTTTACAAGGTAAACACAATTTTGCATCATCTGGTGGTGATACTTTTAAACTTGCATTATTTACAAGTTCTGCTTCTTTGGGTGCAGCAACAACAGACTACTCAACTTCTAATGAAGTTACAAATACATCAGGAACAGCTTACACAGCTGGAGGTGCAACTCTTACAAGATCAGGAGTTGGTCTAACAGGAACAACAGCATTCACAGACTTTACTGATGTTACATATTCGTCAGCTTCTTTCACTGCAAATGGTGCAATGATTTATAATACAACTACAGGAACGGGTTCAAGTACAACTGACTCTGTAGCAATTATTGCTTTCGGTGGTGACAAAACAGCAAGTAACGGAACTTTTAAAATTGAGTTTCCTGCAAACGACGCGACAGCAGCAATAATCAGATTAGCATAGGAGGCCGACCATGTCGGTAAACTCAGGATGGGGCAGGTTCACCTGGGGCCAAGCTGAATGGGGCGAAGACACAACTTTAAAAACAGGTTGGGGTGCTCAAGCCTGGAGTGGTGATGGTGGCTGGGGAGATCTTTCAGATCAAACAATTTCTTTAACAGGTATATCAGCATCATTTAGCATTGGTACTGTAGATATTCCTGACGTTATAATTACACCTACAAGTTTTGAAATAACATTATCACAGGGCGAAGCTTTTGTTCCTGTAGTTCTTGATACAACTTTATCAGCAACATTCTCAGTTGGTTCATTAACCGTGAACGATGTAACTATGGGCCTAACAGGTCAAGAAGTTACTGCAGTTTTAGGCACACCAGTTGTAGCTGACATGACTGTCGGAATGACAGGTCTAGACTTAACTTTATCACAAGGCACAGCTTTTGCTCCAAACGATACAGTAATTATTTCTGGTCAAGAAATAACTTTAACACAAGGAACTGCAATTGGATCTTCTTCACAAGAAGCAGACTTAACAGGTATTGCAGCAACATTTACTTTAGGTTCAATAACTGTACCAAATGATACCGTTATTGTTTCTGGACTTTCTATGGAAACTACTATTGGTTCCATAGTTGGATTAGGAGGTGCTGTCGCTAATTTAACTGGAATTAGTATGACATCTAGTGTGGGGTCTTTAACTGTAGAAGAAGGTTTAGGATTAACAGGAATATCATTCAGTGCTAGTTTAGGAACAATTTCATTAACAGATATTACAGTAGGATTAACTGGACTATCATCAACATTTAGTGTAGGAACTGTAAACATATTTGCTTATGGCGATGTTGACACTGGTTCTAATACATCGTATAGTAATATTTCAACGGGTTCGAATTCTTCATATTCGAATGTTGCAACTGGATCAAATACCAGTTATAACGATGTAGCAGCTTAGGAGAATTTTTTATGGCATCAACATACACCCCTCTGGGTATAGAAAAACAAGCAACTGGTGAAAATGCAGGAACTTGGGGTACAAAAACAAATACAAACTTAGAAATCGTAGAACAAATATCTGGCGGTTATACAGCTCAAGCTGTCGCTGATTCAGGAGACACAACTCTTACTGTTAATGATGGATCAACAGGAGCAACTCTTTCTCACAGAATTATAGAATTTACAGGATCTCTTACAGGTTCAAGAAACGTTACAATACCTTTAGATGTACAAAATTTTTATTTTTTAAAAAATGCAACTTCTGGATCTCAGAATGTTGTGTTTAAATATGCAACAGGTACAGGAACTTCTGCTACGGTTGCAAATGGTAAAACTGTAATTGCATACGCAAAAGCAAATGATGGAACCAATCCAGGTATTGATACAATATCATTAGCTAGTGATTTAGTTGATGACACTACACCACAATTAGGTGGTAACTTAGATACTAATTCTTTCATGATAGACTTTGATGACGCTCACGGTATTAGAGATGATTCTGGAAATGAACAATTAATTTTTGAAAAAACTGGTTCCGCAGTAAACCATATTGATATAACAAATGCTGCAACAGGATCAGGACCAGAGATTGGTGCAGTTGGAGATGATTCAAATATTAATTTAGAATTAAGACCAAAAGGAACTGGTGAAATACAAATTGGTACAGGGGCAGCAAACGCAACACTAACCTCAAGTGGTGCACATGATTTAATTTTAGATACAAATGGTGGTACAAACTCTGGTAACATTACAATTACAGATGCAGCCAACGGTAATATCACTGCAACACCTAACGGAACAGGTACTGTTGTTGTAGGAGGTAATACAAACCCAGGTACTCTCGTTCTTAATTGTGAGTCTAATTCCCACGGGATTAAACTACAGTCACCCGCACATAGCTCAGGGCAGAGCTACACATTAAAATTTCCCACTGGAAATGTTACAGCAGATAGATTTTTAAAAGTAGCTAGTATCACAGGTTCAGGTACAACAGGTGTTGGTCAATTATCTTTTGCAGAAGTATCAGGTGGTACATCATGGCAAGCAGTTAAGACTTCTGGTTTTACAGCAGTTGCTGGTGAAGGATATTTTATTAATACAACTGGTGGTGCAATAGAAATGGATTTACCTGCAGGAACAATAGGTGATGAAATTGTATTTATAGATTACGCAGGTACATTTGATACTTATGCACTTACTATTGATCAAAATGGTACAGAAAAAATTATGGGATCAACTGATCCATTAACAGTTTCGGTAGAAAGAGCAGCAAATACTTTGGTTTATACGGATGGAACTCAGGGTTGGTTGTTAAAGAATAAATAATCATGGCTACTTATAAGGAGAAAGTTGGAACTTCGGTTGTCAACTACGCTGGTAATTATCCAGGAAACGTATTAGGTGAGCTATGGTACGATAGCACTAACAAAGATTTTAAATATGAATTTCCAGCTGTAACATTAAATTCCTGGTCAACTGGTGGTAATTTAAATACAGGTAGAGCTTCAATGAGTAATGCAGGAACACAAGGGTCTGCTATAGGTGCAGGAGGTTATTCTCCACCTGGACGTTCTGCATTAAGTGAATCATATAATGGAGTAAGTTGGTCTGAAACAAGCGATTTAAATGAAGTTAAACAATTAAGTTCAACAGCTGGAGCAAGTAATACATCTGCATTAGTATTTGGTGGAACTGTACCACCTTACACATCAAATACAGAAAAATGGAATGGATCTAACTGGACACAAGTCACAGATTTACCGAGTGCAAGACAATATGTAATGGGTTTAGGTATAACAACCGCAGCACTTTCAGTAGGTGGACAAACCAGTACTTATTTAACTGATAATGATTTATATAATGGAACTAATTGGACAGAAGTAAATAGTTTAAACACTGCTAGAGCTTATGGTTCAGGAGTTGGCACAACTACATCTGCTTTAGCTTCTACTGGTGGTACAGCTACAGAACCTAGATCCGATGACGTAGAATCTTGGAATGGAACTAATTGGTCGGTAGCTACATCTGTAAATACAGGAAGATCTTCAGCAGCAGGATCTGGAACAAGTAATACATCTGCTATGGTTTTTGGTGGAGAACCACCAGGACCCCCTACTGCTGCAACAGAACTATGGAATGGAAGTTCTTGGACAGAAATAACTGATTTATCTACAGCAAGACAATATTTAGCAGGAGCTGGATCAGCTACACAAGGATTAGCTTATGGTGGAAATAGTGGTGGAACTTATTATGCAAACACAGAAGAATTTCAAAGTGCAGGTCAACCAGTAGGTGCTTGGTCTACAAGTGGTAGTTTAAATACCGCTAGAAATAATTTAGCAGGTGCAGGAATTCAAACGGCAGCAGTAGCAATGGGTGGAGAACCTGTAACAAATAAAACAGAAACATATAATGGATCTTCTTGGACAGAAGTAAATGTTATGAATACTGCAAGATTTGGTTTAGGAGGAACAGGCACTCAAACTTCTGCGGTTGCTGCTTCAGGAGAAGCGCCCCCAGGGTTTACTGCTAAAGCAGAAACTTGGAATGGAAGTAACTGGACAAATATAAGTGATATGAATGAACCAAAAAGATTTGTTGGAATGGCTGGTATAAGCATTACATCAGCATTAGTATTTGGTGGTCAGTTAAACCCTGGAGCTAGTGCAAAAACAGAACTTTGGAATGGAAGTAGCTGGGCATATCAAAACGATTTAAATGCTGCAAAATTTATTGGAGGAAGTAATGGAACTGCAACATCTGCTTTATTTTATGGAGGTGCTCCTGGACCAGTAACAGCTTCAAATGAACTTTGGAATGGAACTAACTGGACTGAAATTACTGATATGAATACTGCAAGGGAAGGTAATGGAGGAGCAGGAACAGATAACACAGCAGCATTAACTTTTGGTGGAAATAAACCACCTCCTGTATCAGGAAGAACAGAAGATTTTAATGGAGTAGCATGGACAGAAGTTGCAGATTTAAATACAGCTAGAACTAAAATAGCTTCTGGTGGAACAGCGACTGCAGCATGGGCAGCTGGTGGAAGTACAGGTTCAGATACAGCAGTAACAGAAGAATGGAGTAGCACTTCAACTACAATTAAGGTATTAACAGATTAATAAAAGGAGAAAACTATGGCAAAAACATATCAATACTGTGTAGCAGAAAACTGGGGAAAGGGTTTCATCGATCACGTTGAATCTCAAAAAATCACGTTTGCTGGCTATCCTG